TCGTATGGGCTTGACTACGCGGCAGAATCCCTAGGTGTTGCTATGCTTGCGTATCAGGCGAGAAAAAGCGGCAGCCCGACTTACACTGCTCCGTCTACTCTAGCAACAGTTAAGCGACCCAAGGAACATGACAAGGCTTGCGAGGAGTATGTAGTAAGCACCTTCTTGGTGGAGCAACTCAAGGCTAATCACGGCTACGGCATATCCATATATACCAATGGCAGTCTAGCTATGCTTAGTTTTGCCGACATGAACATTAGTAAGTTTAAATCGTTCGAGCTGTTGCCTGACGACATACAGAGTAAGCTAGCAATGTTTAAAGTCATTAAAGAGAACGAGCCCTATGCACACCTAGGTTGCAAGTTCCAAAACGATATGTACTACATCGTAGCTGGTGACATGGATTTAGGTAATTGATATACTGTAATTGACTTGAGGTCTCCTTGATTTTTAGTCAATACATTTGTAATGCCATGTATGTATATAGCATGATGTATGTGCATGGCGCTACCGAAAGGTAGGCATCTCCTCAAAGCGTTAAGTGAGAGCGCAATCTGCTGACTCATACTAAGCCACCTTCGGGTGGCTTTTTTATTGCGAACATTCCGACAGCGTGTCGCTTTGTTCACCTAGGGAAAGTCCCTATAAAATATATTTTCAAAAGTGCTTGCAATCGTTTTCTTAAGCGGTATACTGTGTCAATAATTAGCCGTAAATAAAAGGAAAACGAATGACGCCAGAAGCCAAGGTGAAAGCCTCAGTGGTTAAGCTACTGAAAAAACACGACATATATTATTTCTTTCCAGCCACTCATGGGTTTGGGAGATCGGGTGTGCCTGATATTGTATGTTGCTACAACTCCCTGTTCATGGGCATAGAGTGCAAGGCTGGCAAAGGTAAGGTCACAGCCCTTCAAGAAAGAGAACTTAGCCTCATCAGAGAAGCTGGTGGGGTTACTTTTATTATCAACGAAGATAGCGTAAACGATTTAGAGCGTTGGCTTACGGATGAAAATTTTGATATGGATGGGAGATGTTGATGACCGATGCTAAGATAAACTCAGGGGTCGCCCTGTTGTTAGAACGCATGAAGACCAACCCCGAAGAATTTACACAAGACCCTAAATGGCTAGGGATAATTCGTTCATACAAAGAATATTTAAACGAAGAAGACCTCAAAGTACTTGATGCTGGCATAAACGAACTCATGCAACAAAAGTTTACCGAGATTGTATTGGAGGAGCTAGTCGACCCAAAAAAGTCGAGTTTGGAGGGCATAATCGAGCAGTATCGGGCGAAAGGTATAACTTCGGTTGGTCAGACCCTCGCATCGTCTATGGCTCAATCTAAAGCTATGTCTAATGGGGCAACGCTAACAGTATCAACAAACCCTAACTCCTTAACGCTAGGCTCAACAACAATAAACGAGTCACACCTAGAACATATGAAAGCCCATTTAGAAGTGTTAGAGATGGCAAAGAAAGCTGAAGTAAAAAAAGAAGTTAAAACAATTTTTGGAAAGCTATTTAACTATTTATGAACATATTAGCAATCGACTTTGAAACTTATTACGCAACCGACTTCAGCTTGACAAGGCTGACAACGGAAGAGTATGTGCGTGATGACCGTTTCGAGGTGATCGGGGTCGCCGTGAGCGTGAACGGCGCTGAGCCTGAGTGGTTTAGCGGTACGCATGAGCGAACAAAATCATGGCTAGAAAAGTTTGATTGGAACAACTCCTTCGGTCTAGCCCATAATGCCATGTTTGATTCGGCAATCCTTTCTTGGAACTTTGGCATCAAGCCTATGGCATGGCTAGATACGCTGGCTATGGCTCGTGCTACTGATGGCTTAGAAGCTGGTAACTCTTTGGCTAAGCTGGCGACAAGGTACAACTTAGGTGTCAAAGGTAATGAGGTTATTGATGCTAAGGGTTTACGCAGGGCTGATTTTGGTGACGGACAGTTACAACAATACGGCGAGTATTGTAAGAACGACGTGGCATTGACCTACGCTCTATTCAATACTCTAGTACCACGCTTCAACAAGCACGAACTTAAGCTGATTGACCTGACCATCAAGATGTTCTCTGAGCCTGTACTACGCTTAGAAACTCCGATGCTTGAGCAACACCTCATGCAAGTTAAAGCTCGCAAGGAAAAACTACTTGAGGCTTGTATATCAGATAAAGATACATTGATGAGCAACCCAAAGCTAGCCGAGTTACTGATTAGCCTTGGGGTCGAGCCACCTATGAAAATCAGCCCAGCTAATGGAAAGGAAACTTATGCTTTTGCAAAATCAGACGAAGGGTTTAAGGCTCTTGCTGAATACCCCGATGAACGTGTACAGGCTATTGTTGCTGCGAGACTTGGCACAAAGTCTACCCTTGAAGAAACAAGAACTGAAAGGTTTATATCAATATCTAAACGAGGACGCATGCCTGTGCCACTTAGATATTATGCCGCCCACACAGGCAGGTGGGGAGGTGACGATAAGCTTAACCTTCAAAACCTCCCAAGAAAATCTTTGTTAAAAGAAGCTATTGTTGCACCTGATGGGTATGTACTAATTGATGCCGACTCATCGCAGATTGAAGCTAGAACTGTTGCTTGGCTTGCTGGACAAGTAGATTTAACCAGTGCTTTTGAAAGGCGTGAGGATGTATACAAGATCATGGCATCGTCTATCTATGGTAAGGCGGAGACAGAAATCACGGATGGAGAGCGGTTCGTGGGTAAGACGACAATCCTCGGTGCGGGGTATGGCATGGGTTCTACCAAGTTTGGGATACAACTCAGAACTTTTGGGGTGGAAATCGCAGATGCGGAAGCGACTAGGATTATCGACGTGTATAGATCTAGATACCCTCACATTCCCCGACTTTGGAAGGAAGCTGGTAGTTCCCTTGAAGCGCTCCGAACTAAAAAAACTGCACAAGTTGGGCATCAAGCGCAGGCACTTACCCTTACGGAGCATGGTTTTTTACTCCCAAGTGGTCTTTACCTAAACTATCCTGACCTACAAGTAGATGCTGAAAATCAGTATAGTTACGCTAGCCGCCGTGGTCGTATAAAAATTTACGGGGGTAAGGTAGTAGAAAACTTATGTCAAGCCGTAGCCCGTTGCATTATTGGTGAGCAGATGCTCCGTATAGCTAGGCGATACAAGGTAGCCTTGACTGTACATGATGCTGTAATGACTGTGGTTAAACAAGAAGAACAAAATGAAGCAATGCTGTATATTGACGAGTGCATGAAATGGAGACCTAAGTGGGCTCAAGAACTTCCATTGACATGTGAACTTGGAGTAGGTTATTCCTACGGCGATTGCAGTAAGAAAAAAGATATTGAGAAATGGGAAATTAAATGAAGGTAGATTACACACCTATGTATTTAGAGGCGTCAAAAGAATTAAAGATGGCAATAGAGGCACTATCAAGAAACAAATTTCAAGTAGCTTACGAGCATTGCTTAAACGCACAAACAGAGATGAAGTTAATGACAGGCGCAGTTAGAACATGGGTACCTACAGAGGAAGTATGAACTTAGCAGACTTAATTGAACAACTAGATCAGCGCTACGGCAACCCACAAGCTAAAGATTGTGCCCTCATTCAAGAAGCCATCAAAGTACTCCGTGAAGTGTTAGAGGCGCAACCTAAATGAGCATCACTTGGTCATACTCAGGGCTTGGCTTGTTTCAGCAGTGCCCACGCAAGTACTACCACTTACGGGTAATCAAGGACATCGTCGAGCCAAAGACAGATGCGATTACCTACGGTGAGATGGTGCACAAAGCTGCCGAAGACTATATAGGTAAGGGAGTACCGGTACCAGAGAAGTTTGCATTCATTACTCCAGTATTGGATGTTCTTAAAGCTATACCAGGTATGAAGCACTGTGAGTACAAGATGGGTTTGACCGAGGAGCTAGACCCATGCGGGTTCTTTGACAAGAATGTTTGGTATCGAGGCATTGCCGACTTGCTAATCATTAACGATCAGGTTGCCCACATCATCGACTACAAGACAGGCAAGAGCGCACAGTACGCTGATACCAAGCAGTTAGAGTTGATGGCACTGGCCGTATTTAAGCACTTCCCTATGGTAGAGCGTGCCAAGACTGGCTTGGCTTTCTTGGTGAGCGAGGACTTTATCAAGGCTAACTTTACTAAGTATGAAGCACCTGAGAAGTGGCTAACTTGGATTCAAGAGACCGACAAACTCGAAGCTGCACATGAGAATAATGTATGGAACGCAAAGCCGAACTTCACATGCCGTAAGTTCTGCCCAGTGATGGATTGTGAACATAACGGCAAAGGGAATTACAGATGAACGAGAAGGACTTAAGAGATTGCTTTGCAATGTTTGCAATGCTAAGAATTGCATTAGACGGGGATATAGATATTCAAGAAGCGAGCGCAAAAAGATGTTGGCGTATGGCAGACGCCATGCTAGCTACTAGAAACGAAGAACCCGAACAAGAAGTTGGCATTGTTGCCGCTAAAACAAGGAGAAAGAAAAATGATTAAATGGATTGCTGCATTTATTTTTATGGTGTTGGTTCTTGGTGTGGCGCTTGATGCGTTTGCTTGTACGGTATACACCATCCTTAAACCTGACGGAACTTACAAGAACTGTGTTGTATGCGGAACGATGATAAATTGCTCTTAGAAGTATTAGATGAGGCATTGCGGTTATTACCACCTAATGTTCCATCGTTTACTAAACTAAATAAATATGAACCAGTACCGAATTTACGACGAAAACCAAGACTTAATGCGGGTGGTCTCAAGGCAAGAAGAAGCACGGGCGCTCGTAAATGGGAGAGCTGGGTGGACGTTCAAACTATTTCGCTCACCCAAAAAAATGATTGACCTAAACCAATTTGAGGAGGCACTATTTTGAACAATGAACCAGTAGCGTGGACTGCGTGCTTAAGTTGTGGTCAAAGAGTTACAGGCGATTCTATTCATACTTGCTCGCCACAATTAAAGACACTAACAGATGCAGAAATACGCACCATTCAGGATATGTGCCACTTAAAAAATGTTGGCTATAACACCTTTATTATGCGGTTTGCTAGAGCAATACTAAGAAAGGCACAAGAGAAATGAATGATCCAGTAAATCACCCCAAGCACTACACAAGCCACCCATCGGGGGTAGAGTGCATCCAAATTACTGAACATATGGGATTTAATTTAGGCAATGCTGTTAAGTACATATGGCGTGCTGACGAGAAGAACGATGCCGTTGAGGACTTACGCAAGGCTAAATGGTACATTGAGCGTGAAATCGCCAAGAGGATCAAATGAGCGAGCCAATCCCCTTTGCTGGCTGGGTAGATGTAGATGACGACATCCAAGAAACCCTGCGATTATTGACTGGAACAGACCCAGAAAACATGCCAAAATACATAGTATTGGGTGACGGAACCACCTATTTCTACCGTAAAGAGGAGCAACGATATGCCTTATGTGAACAAACCCCGCCCGTATGCTAAAGAATATGCACAGTACGATGGCACTCCCGCAGTTAAAAAGAAACGTGCTCAGCGCAACAAGGCTCGCCGTATGCTTGAAGCTGAAGGCGTTGTGCACAAAGGTGATGGCAAAGATGTCGACCACAAGAAGCCGTTGTCCAAAGGTGGCAAGACCACTCGTAGTAATTTAACTGTTAAATCCGCCTCATCAAATAGATCATTCGCCCGTAACGCCGACCATAGCCTAAAGACCAATAAACCTAAAAATGGAAATATTAAATAACAAAGCGCTCGTAGTAACCACACGTCGCCCGCATCTCGTAACTGAGTGCATTCCAAAAAGCCAAATTATTGAATCACATGGTGATCTACACAAGGTTGCCGTACATTGGGGGCTAGAAGAAGCCCAAGCTCTAAACAAGCTAAAAGTTAAAGGTGTCCCCTCTCCCATCCAAAAGAACTACAAGTGGCCTGGGTTGTTTAAACCTATGGCTCACCAAAAGGATACCTCCAACTTTCTGACGTTAAATAAACGTGCATTTTGTTTTAACGAACAGGGTACTGGCAAGACCGCTTCAGCTATTTGGGCGGCAGACTACCTCATGGAACAAAAGAAAATCTTCCGTGTGCTTATCATCTGCCCGTTGTCCATCATGCAATCTGCATGGCAGGCCGACCTATTTAAGTTTGTAATGCACAGAAAAGTCGGCATAGCCTATGGGGACCGCACTAAACGCAAGGCTGTAATTGATAGTGATGCGCAGTTTGTAGTCATCAACTATGACGGGGTTGAGATTGTAGCTAACGATATAGCCCGCAACAATTTTGATTTAATTATTGTTGATGAAGCTAATGCCTACAAAACCAACACTACCAAACGTTGGAAAACACTAAATCATATACTTACCCCCCGCACATGGTTATGGATGATGACAGGCACACCAGCCGCACAGACACCTACCGATGCTTTTGGTTTAGCTAAGCTATGCGTACCAGATAACGTACCTCGTTTCTTTGGGTCATTCCGTGACCAGACTATGGTGCAGTTGACTAAGTTTAAGTGGATGCCGAGACCAAACGCTAACCAAATTGTATTCCATGCTTTACAACCAGCAATCCGCTACGAGAAAAAAGATTGTTTAGACCTACCAGAGGTGACCCATGTATTCAGAGACGCCCCCCTTACTGCGCAACAGGAGAAATACTACAAGCTGCTCAAGAAAGACATGCTCATGGTGGCAGCGGGCGAAGAGGTCTCAACTGTTAATGCCGCTGTTAATGTTAATAAACTGCTTCAAATTAGTGGTGGCGCTGTCTATTCTGATAATGGTTCTGTTGTTGAGTTTGATGTTTCTAATCGGTTACGAGTTGTTCAAGAGGTTATCGAAGAAGCTAGTCACAAAGTGCTTGTCTTTGTACCATTCACGCATACAATAGAATTGCTCAGATCGCATTTGAGAGGGGCAGGTATTGTCTGCGAGGTTATCAATGGTGCCGTACCAGTCAACAAACGCACTGAGATATTTAAAAAGTTTCAAGAGCAGACCAACCCCCATGTGCTTATCATTCAGCCTCAAGCGGCCGCACACGGTGTCACACTAACTGCAGCAGATACTATTATTTGGTATGCACCAGTGACATCCATAGAGACTTACTTGCAAGCCAATGCACGTATTGATCGTCAAGGGCAGAAGAACAAGATGACGATTGTGCATATTAAGGGTAGTCCCGTAGAGACAAGGCTGTATAACATGTTGCAAAATAAGTTGGATATACATACAAAAATAATTGATTTATATAAGCAAGAAGTAGTTGACACAGTCAATAAGTAGTTGTAGTATTAATCAACAGGCATAGACCTGCGTTTAATTAAAGGAAAACGAAATGACCACAGATACCGAAGCGGTAGCACCAGTCGCCAATATAGACAAGCTAGTTGCAATCTATATTAAAATCCGTGACGCAAGAGACGCTGTACGCAAAGAAGCCGAGGCTAAAGAAACCGAGCTTCAAGACCAACTTGATGTTATTGAGCAGAGCATCCTAGAGTTGTGCAAGGATACTGGAGCTACTAGCATAAAAACTGAGCATGGCACAGCCATTCGCACAGTAAAGAACCGATACACAACTAATGACTGGGAACGTTTTTACGAGTTTATGTTTGAACATAACGCACCTCAGTTGTTAGAAAGAAGAATTCAACAATCCAACATGAAGCAGTTCTTGGAGGAGAATCCGGACTTGCATCCCGCCGGTTTAAACGTGGATAGCACATACGCAATTACAGTTAGGAGAAGCAAATGAGCAACGTCGCCCTTTTTAATAATCAATTACCAGACTACCTTAAGGAAGTTCAATTAGATGATGTCACTAGAGCCCTTGTTGGCGGTGGTGGGGATCAGACTAAACGTATTGCACTTGGTGCAAACAAGTTCGTACTTAAAGTAAATGGTACTGAGATTTCAAAGACCCCAACAAATAAGTTGGAAGTAGTTATTGTTAATGCTTCTAAACATATTTCAAGAACCTACTACGCTAAAGCATGGGACCCAAAGGGCGATGCAGCTCCTCCTGATTGCTGGTCTAACGACGGCGAGAAGCCAGACGCATCATGCAAAGAACCACAGCACAATACGTGTACTGGTTGCCCACAGGATATTAATGGTTCTGGTCAAGGTAGTACTAAGGCATGTCGTAAAAACCGCCGTATTGCGGTTGCATTAGCTAGTGATTTAGATGGTGATGTTTATCAAATGACACTGCAGTCCAAATCAATTTTCTATGATATGAAAGACCCTGGCGATTTAGAGCACATGCCTTTCAATCAGTATGCTAAGTACGTTGGCACACAAGGCTATAACTTAAACACACTGGTTACTGAGATGCGCTTTGATGAGGATTCAACAGTTGGTAAGTTGTATTTCCGTCCAGTTCGTTTCTTAGAAAAACCTGAGTGGGAAGCTGCAGTTAAGCAGGGCGAATCTACCGCTGCTAAGAATGCTATTACTATGTCAGTCGCCGCTGGTGATAGCAAACCTAAGCTAGAAGCCCCCGTAGCTAAAGCCCCAGCAGTTGAAGCAGAGGCAGTCCCAGAACCTACCAAGCGTGCAGAGAAAAAAGTTGAGCCAAAAGCTAAGCCTGACTTGAAGTCCGTAATGGGTGACTGGTCTACTGACGAAGAAGAATGAGTTTAAGAGGCTACAGCTTTGCACTGCATTTGGCTAACCTAAATGCCGACCCTAGGTTCATCGGGGTTCGGCTTGGTAGATACTGCATAAAAAACAACATCCCTGTCGTAAGGGTTGCTGAGCAGTTCGGTGTTTCTCGTATGACCATCTATCAATGGTTCACTGGGCAGACACAGCCACGCAGTTCTAAAGTTGAAAAAATAGAAAAGTACTTAGTTAAAACTAAGACTTAAGTCCACGGGGGCAGCTAGCTCGACGGAGCGAAAAGGGGAGTGCCGATCCCCCTGCTGTCCTATCTTTTTCGGTTTTGAGGTGATATGGCGACAACAGACTTACTGACAGCAGTCCTGCCCCCCGAAGGAAGTGGGTATTACTGCATAGTCGGACTACGGCAAGACGAGACTAGGCCTACACAGACGTTTCACCTGACACTGGCGGAAGTAGCCACAAGGGTTAATGAGTTAGTACAAGATAAATGCAATGCTTACTTTGCATGTGCGAAGTATGTTAACAATACCGATGGTCGCATTCAGAAGAATGGAGACTTGATTAAGTCGTTCTGGTTAGACATTGATTGTGGTATTGATAAAGCAGCTACGGGTAAAGGTTACGTAGACCAAGCCACAGGGTTAGTAGAGCTCAAAAAGTTCTGTAAAGCTATCAGAATGCCATTGCCATGCGTGGTTAATTCTGGTCGTGGTATTCATGCGTATTGGATATTAAATAGTGTAATCGACCGACTACAGTGGAAGCCTGTTGCTGAGCGCTTGAAAGCATTGTGTGAGCAGCATGGATTTTTAGGTGACCCATCACGCACTGCCGACAACGCATCTATTCTGCGTGTACCTGAGACGTTTAACTTTAAAGAAGACCCACCATTGCCTGTTGAGATACTGGCTATGGCGCAAGAGCTTGATTACGAAGGTGTGAAGCAGACTATTGGTGTGTTGATTGCACCTGATTGGATGCCACGTCAGCTTAACGAGATGACTCAGGCGTTGATGGGTAACAAGATAAGCCGATTTAAAACCATCATGCTCAAGACTATGGACGGCAAAGGCTGTGCTCAGCTTGCCCAGATAGCTACAGAGCAAGACTCTATTGAGGAACCACTATGGAGAGCAGGACTATCAGTTGCAAATGCCTGTGTAGATGCAGATGAAGCCATTCATAAAATCTCACGCCTTCACCCTGATTATGACCCGACCACGACGGAGCGCAAAGCGAACCAGACAAAAGGGCCGTACACATGTCAGACTTTCGAGAAACTTAATCCTTCGGCGTGTGTTGAATGCCCAAACAAGGGCAAGATTTCGTCTCCGATACAGCTTGGATCCGAGGTCATGGTGGCTGAGGAATCTAGAATCGTTGAAACGACGGAGGAAGGTAAAGAGGAAGTTTTCGATATACCAGCGTATCCGTTCCCGTACTTTAGGGGGAAGAACGGCGGTGTTTACATAGAGGTTCGTGATGACGACGGCGGCAAAGATGCAATAAATATCTATGAGCATGACCTGTATATTGTCAAACGATTGCATGATCCAGCTAAGGGTGAGTCAATCTGGCTACGCTTGCACTTACCTAAAGACGGTATGCGTGAGTTCTCAATGCCAGCAACAGATGTAATGTCTACTGATAAACTGCGTGACACGCTAGGTTATCACGGGGTCTACGGACCTAAAAAACAAATGGAGTCGATTATGTCTTACATCATATCGTCGGCTAAAAACTTACAACATAAATCGGAGGTAGAAATAATGCGCACTCAATTCGGTTGGGCAGACAAAGACACAAAGTTCATCATTGGTGAACAAGAAGTATCGGCAGAAAAAGTATCATACAGCCCACCATCAACTGCAACTGGGTCATTGGCCGAGTGGTTAAAGCCTACTGGTGATTATGACGAGTGGAAAAAAACTGTAAAGACATATGACCAGCCAGGGTTTGAACCACATGCGTTTGGCTTCTTTACTTCGTTTGGTGCACCACTACTCAAACATTTGAACCTCAAAGGTGCCATCATTAACTTGATTAACAATACATCAGGTACAGGTAAGTCCACAGTTCTGAAGATGTGTAATAGCGTTTGGGGCCACCCAGAAGAGCTTATGTTGCAGTGGAAAGACACAATGAACTCGATGATCCATCGGCTTGGTGTTATGAATAATCTTCCTGTAACGATTGACGAGATTACAAAGCTATCAGGTGACCACTTCTCTGACTTGGCTTACAGCATCTCACAAGGTCGTGGCAAGAACCGCATGAAACAACATGAGAATGCTGAGCGTATTAACTCAACTAAATGGGGCACGATGGCTCTTACTTCTTCTAACGCTTCCTTCTATGACAAGCTATCCTCATTAAAGGCTACACCTGATGGTGAGTTCATGCGTTTGCTAGAGTACCGTATTGACCTGACTGGCAACTTAACTAAAGAAGAAGCCGACGTAATCTTTAATCGTTTATATGATAACTATGGTCACGCTGGTGTTGAGTACGCTCAGTATCTTGTTGGCAATTTAGAAACAGCCCTTGATGCAGTAATGCAGATTCAACAGAAGCTAGATAAGGCTATTGGTTTGACAAGCAGAGAGCGTTTCTGGTCTGCAACTATTGCATGTAATATTGCTGGGGCACTCATTGCTAAGGACTTAGGCATCATTGACTTTGACATCAAGCGTGTGTACGACTGGATTGTTAAGGAAGTTAAAGTAATGCGTCATGACATTAAAGCACCAACATCCATACTTACCGCTAGTGTAATCAATGAGTTCATGAATGAGCACCGTGCCGCTGTGTTGGTAATTAACAACGAAGCCGACGCTAGGTCAGGAATGGAACAACTGCCATTGGTTGAGCCTAAGTTTAATGACTTGTTTATTCGCATGGAGCCTGATACCAAGAAGATGTTTATTAATGCTAAGCAACTACGTGCGTACTGCTCAGAGCAGCAGATCACTTTAAAAGAAACTTTAAAGGCTTTGGAGATCGACAAGGCTTATCTAGGTCTGGTCAAGAAGCGCCTATCCAAAGGTACTAAGATTGCATCAGGCCCCGTAGATACATACGTATTTGATCTAAGCAGCCATCATTTCGGGGCTAACCCGCTAGAAGCTATTACGCACGCACCAGATGTTGATCCACGGACTAAGCTTCAAAGTTAACTGGCGGAACTTTGTGGTGGGTTCCTCATTCTTTATTCCATGTTTGGATCAAGATGCTGCCTTAGTGCAGATTAAGAGGACCACCAAAAGGCTACGCTATAAGATAAAAACACAAACCGTTGTGGAAAAGGGAATTATCGGATTGCGTATTTGGCGAATTCGGTAGTAGAATTACTATGCAGTTTTAGGTTACTGCAAGTTCGTTTTCCTTAGAAATGCTTAGCCCCGCTCTTTAGCGGGGTTTTTTTCAGTCCTCTACGTTGCCGTAGTCGCCCATATTTTGCAACCTACCAATTAGTTTTTTATCAATCGACATACCACCAGTCATATTGGCTAGTGCACGTTGTTTCATACGGGTTTTTACTGAGTCCTGCAAGTTGTCTAAGGTGATACCTTTTTGTGGGTAAGCCGCATTAAACTTGTGTACTTTCTCAATCACACGTTGGCGCATATTGCTATCGCCAGTATCGTAGGACATAAAGTGTGCGTCTAAAAGCGCTTGTCTGCGGTTAAGAATAGCC